AAGAGCGCGGTTGGCGCCAGTTTGTGATCAGGAAAAAATGCCTTCTGTTGCTGTTGCGCATGATGACCGCGACGACGAGCGGCTGCTTGTCAATAAGCGGGAGCTTGCGCGCCAAGTCCTGAAGTGCTCGCTGCCGACGGTCAACGACCTGATCGAGCGCTATCCGGACTTCCCGATTGAGCATCGCGGGTCGAACGGCGTCGAGTGGCAGTTCGATGCGGCGGCCGTCGTCGCCTTCCTTGGGGGGAAGCGCGAGGCCGAGAGCCGCGACAGCGCGGCGCGGGCCGAGCTCTTTCGCCAGTTCACGCTGCCGATCGACAGCGTCGCCGGCGACGAGGCGAAGGGCCTCATCCCGTCACAGCGCGCGGCGCTTGCCCGGGCCCGCATCGCCGAGCGCAAGCTCGCGGTCGAAAGCGGGTTCCTCCTCGAGACGAGCGAGACGCGGCAGGTCCTGCAAAGCGCAATCGCCCGCCTGGCGCGCTTCCTCGACGGGCTGCCGGGCGAGATCGGCCGTCAGTTCAACCTGCCGGACGAAATCTCGGCGGCGATGCGGTCGCGAATCGATGAGCGCCGCGAGCAGTTCGTCGCCGATCTCCAGGCCTTCCTGAGCCAGGATGAAATGGCCCCATGAGCGACCTCGCCGAGAGCCGCTTTGCCGACCCGACGCGCCTCGTCGCCGAGGCGTTTGAGGCGCTCCGGCCGCCGGAGCGGGTCGATGTCGCCGATTTCGCCGCCGCCAACCGGTACCTCGTCAACGAAGGCGGCGGCTATGTTGGGCGCTGGCGCCACGATCCCGTGCCCTACCTGGTCGAGCCGATGCAGGCCTGGACAGCGCGGCGCTATCCGACGATCGCCGTCGTCGGGCCCGGCCAGTCGGCCAAGACCAACATCGCCGAGAACATCCTCCTCCACGATGTCGCGACCGACCCCGCCAACATGCTCTGGTACATGCAGACGGATGACGCGGTGGCGGCCTTCGTCAAGGGCCGGATCAACCCGATGATCCAGTCGCACGAGCCGCTGCGCTCGCGCCAGGGTCTCCGCCCGGTCGACGATTCGCTGCACTTCAAGCGGTTCCGCGGCATGACCGTCGAGTTCCTGTCGGCGACCGCGTCGAACCTGATCAACAAATCCGCGCCGCGCATCATCGCCGACGAGATCGACGCCTATCCGCAGGGGCTCGGCGACGTGAAGGCGCTCCTCGACATCCGCCGCCAGGCCTTTGGCCGGGAAAGCCGGCTCCTCGCGATCAGCCATCCCGACCTCGCCGAGGGGCTCGACCCCGGGCGCTGGACCCAGGGCATCATGGGGATCTTCGCCGACAGCGACCGGCGCATCTGGTATTGGCCCTGCCCCCATTGCGGCGCCTGGTCGAGCCCCAACCCGTGGGGCAGCCGGGTCATGGCGATCGACTATCCGGCCGACGAGGCCCTTGATGAAGTCGAACGCCGCGCCCGCCTCCTCTGCCCGGTCAACGGCTGCCTGATCGAGGACGGTGAGCGGGCCGGGATGAACCGGGCCGGGCGCTGGATCGGCAACGGCCAGGTCATCGCCGAGGACGGGACGATCGAGGGTGAGCTCGTGCAGAGCCGGACCTGCGGGTTCTGGATCGTCGGCGCGATGTCGCCCTTTGTCATGGGCGGCATCGGCGGACTGGCGCGGGCCCGGGTGAAGGCCGAACGCGAGCACGCCCTGGGGCAAGACGAGGGCAGCGAAGCGACGCTGCGTACCGTCATGTCGAAGCAATGGGGCGTCCCCTGGGCGCCGCCTCGCCGGGTCGGCGCCGCCGATGCAAACGAACTGGCCGCGCGCGCCGAGGCGAGTCTCGTCCTCGGCGAGGTGCCGGACGGCGTGCGCTTCCTGACCCTGGCGATCGACTGTCAGAACGCGCATTTCGACTGGCTGATGCGGGGCTGGGGGTTGGGCGGCGAGAACTGGGTCATCGATCGCGGCATGCTCGGCGGCGGCCCGGCGACCAACCCCGACGATTGGGATCAGCTCTACGAGCGGGTCATCGCCCGGGCCTGGCCGCTCGCCGACGGGTCGGGCCGGGTGATGGCGGTGCGCGCCGCCGGCTACGATTCGCACGGCCAGCCCGGGGTCACGACCCAGGCCTATGCGGCCTGGCTGCGCTGGCACCGGCTCGGTCGCGTTCGGAAATATGGCCGCATCTCGGGGCGCGACGCATGGGCGATCCTCCCGATGCGCGGAGTCGGCACCCCGGGCGCCGCCCGCCTCAACGTTACCTACCCCGACACCTCGCGCGTTGTCGGACGGAAGGCCAGCCGCGGCGATGTACCGGTCGCCCAGTTCAACGCCAACGCCTTCAAGGACGATCTGGCGGGGCAGCTGCAGCGCGTCATGCCGGGCCCGTGGCACGTTCATTTCCCGGCCTCCTTGCGCGCCGCCAAGCCGCCGCACCCGTTCTTCGAGCAGCTCGCCGCCGAAAAGCGCGATAGCGCCGGCCGCTGGCAGAAGCCCAACAACGCGGCGCGCAACGAGGCGCTCGACCAGCTGGTGATGAGTCATGTGATGGCGCACCTGCACGGGCTCAGCCGGATCGATTGGGATAGGCCGCCGGCCTGGGCCGATGTCTGGGACAATAATCCTCTTGTGCAGTCCCCGTCAGAGCGCGAACCGATCCCCGATCTCCTGCCGAATGACGGCGTGCCGGCCGCTGCTGTCGTGCAGGCGCAGCGGGGCTGGCTTGGCGGCCGACGCGAGGGATGGCTGACCCGATGAGCGATTTTACGACTGGTCAATTGGAGGCGCTGCGGCGCGCCTATGCCGCGGGGGTGACCCGGGTCGAATATGACGGCCGCGTCACCCAGTATCCGAGCGCCGCCGACCTCTTGTCGCGGATCCGCGAGTTGGAGCGTTCGATCGGCGTCTCGGCGGAGCGGCCGAGGTCCGGGTTTGCCTCGTTCAGCCGGGGGGATTGATGGCGTTGGCGCAGCGGCTCAACTGGCTCGACAGGGCGATCGGCGTGGTCGCACCGCGCGCCGCCTACCGTCGTGGTGTCGCCCGGGCCGCCCTCGATGGTGTCCGCGCCTACGACAGCGCCGCCGTCGGGCGGCGTACCGAGGGCTGGCGCACCGGGCGGACCTCGGCCGACGCGGAGATCAGCCGCGGCCTCATCATCTCGCGCAACCGATCGCGCGACCTCAGCCGCAATAACCCCCACGCCCGGAAGGCGAAGAGCGTCTGGGTCAACAACCTGATCGGCACCGGCATAATCCCGCGTGCGCATTCCGGCAACGACTTGGTCGATGGCAGGGCCGACGCCCTCTTCGCCCAATGGGCCGAAGTCGCCGACGCCGGCGGCCAGCTCAATTTCGGCGGGCTGCAGGAGCTGATGGTTAATGAGATGGTCGAGGGCGGCGAGGTCCTGATCAGAAAGCGGTTGCGGCTGCCCGAGGACAACCTGCCGGTGCCGCTGCAGCTGGAGATCCTGGAGGGTGACCTCCTCGACGAAAGCCGCACGCGCGACCTCGGCGCGGCCGGCACGATGGTCAACGGCGTCGAATTCGACCCGATCGGCCGCCGCCGGGCCTACTGGCTGTTCTCGGGGCACCCGGGCAACGCGATGCTGCTGCCGAGCGCCAATCTGATCAGCAGCCCGGTGCCGGCCGACCAGGTGCTGCACCTCTACCGGAAAGAGCGCACCCAGACCCGCGGGATGCCGTGGGCCGCCAGCATCGTCCGCCGGATCCGCGACCTCGACGATTACGAGGACGCCGAGATCACCCGGAAAAAGATCGAGGCCTGCGTCGTCGCGATCGTCGTCGGTGCCGATTCGTCGGACGGCATTGCCCCGACGACCAGGGAGGGGCTCGCCGTCAAGGATTCGCACGGCAACCCGATCGAGCAGTTCGAGCCGGGGCTCATCGCCTACTCGAATGATGCCCGTGACATCAAGTTCAACAACCCGGGACAATCCGGCAGCTACCCGGAATATCAGAAGATCGGGCTGCATTCGGTCGCCGCCGGCTACCTCGTCCCCTACGAGCTCCTGACCGGCGATCTCTCGGAAGTCAATTTCTCGTCGGCCCGGGTCGGGCTCGTCGAATTCCGCCGCCTCGTCGAGGCGGTCCAGTGGCTCTGCATCATCCCGATGGCCTTGCAGCCAATCTGGGACTGGTTTGTTGCCACCGCCTATCTGGCGGACCTCCTGCCGCAGCGCGTCATTCCCTGCGAATGGGACACCCCGGCTTTCGAAAGCGTCAACCCGATCGACGACGCCAATGCCGAGCTGATCTCGATCCGCGCCGGCACGACGAGCCTTATCAGCGCGATCGCGCGGCGCACCGGCCGCGATCCCGACGTCGTGCTCAATGAGATCGCCAAGACCAATAAACAACTTGACGAGCTCGGCCTCAT